TCTGTTGGTTTGGCAATTGCCAGCCATACTATGAGGCCGCGCCGTCGGCCGACTGGCGCAGCATGTCGCCCGACGACGGCTATCGATGGATCATCGCCCAGGCGCGTGAGTTCTGCCGCATTCATCCAGCGCACGGTGCCTGCCGCCGGCCGCGCGCGAGGCGCTAATGCCCTTCACGATGACAGTCGCCAATGCGGCCGAGGTCGCCAATACGATCGGCGCCATGATCGGCCGCATCACCTACATGGGCGGCGTTGAGTTGCCCAAGGAAATGGGCGATTGGGAAACCAAGGACGTTCACCGCAAACGGCCAGGCAAGAAGCGCAAGAAGTGGCGCCGCGGCTCGACGCAAGTGCAGACGCTGTTCCGGCCGCACTCGCAATACGAAACGCAGCGCTCGACCCTCTACCAACGCCGCTTGTTGCGAAGGCTGCGCCGGGCGACAGGCCGCAGGATCATCACAGATTTCATCCAACTCAGGCGCTCGGCGCGGCCGGTCCTGCGCGAGACGCTGCTTGAGCAATTGCAAACGAGAATGACCACGGCGCTGTTCGAGACCGTGAGTTGGAAATGAGAGCGAAGCTCTCGATGCTTAATGCGCTCGTCCTTCCGCCAGGCATCACACAAACGCAGAGCTATACCTGGGTTCTGCGCGAGTGCTTCCTTGCGGCGCTCGAAAAGCAATTCGCCGGTTTCACGATCAGGCGGACCGATTACAAGCCGATACTGCCGGCGCAGCTTCCGGTGCTTGCGGCCTATATCGTCAACGAAAGGATGACGCCGGACGGCGATGCCAACGCCGGGGATATTCGGTTCATACACAATTTTCAGATCGGCTTCTCTATCATCATCGCGAACAACGATCCGGACCTCGCCGAGCAAAAACTCGATGCGGCCTGGTGGATCATGATGAACGCGCTCTGGCGCAACGATGCTTTGACGCGAATGTTCGGCACCGGCAATCCGGACAGCACCGCATTCGAGGGTGTCGTGGTCGGCGAGCGCCGCATGGTCTACGGCAACGTCGGCAAGACCAATGAAACGCCGGTTGCCGAACTGCAATATGAGATCAACGTTACCTATCGCACGCCGTGGGACCCGGTCATCACGGATTGGCTGCAGAAGCTTGTCGTGACATTCGTCCTCGACGGGCTCGACCCGACGGTGACCGAGCCGGTTGTCGTCGAATACGACTTTGCCAATTCTGGTCCGATGGCCGCATACGAGGCGTCCGATTCCGCGACGTTTGCCGGCACAGTTTCTTAACCCTCCAAACAAACCAGGAGACTGACGATGGTCGATGCGCGACCGCGCGCCTCTGGCGCGCCTATGCCTGATCCAAACGCAACACGCGTTGCTGCGAAGAGGGCGCGTTTTGCGGCAATCAAGAAAAACCTCGCAACGCCGCGCGTGCGCGTGCTGCCGGCAAACGACGAGCTCCGCCGCGTGCTGCATCATCCGCGCGGCATGCGCTTTCGCGCGAGCGGCTCGGTCGAATGGCCGAATGACAGCTTCACGACCAGGCGCCTGGCCGACGGCTCGATCACGCTCGACGAGGCGCACGCGTCGCAGCATCTGGCGCCGCAACCCGCCTAATCACAGGAGCTCGCCATGCCCATTTCGTTTTCTCAGATACCCGCCGACCTCAAGATCCCGCTATATTGGGTGGAGGTCGATCCGAGCATGGCGGGCTTGCCAGTGCTCGGCCTTCCGGCGCTGCTCGTTGGCGCCATGATCTCGCTCGACGGCGATGCTACGCCGAACGTCCCGATCGCGGTCGGCTCGCAAGCGCAGGCCGATGCGCACTTTGGACAGGGCTCCGAGTTGAGCCGCATGTTCAAGGCTTACTTCGCCAATAATTTTGCGAACCAGGTGTATGGTTTGCCGGTCGTGCCCGCGACCGGCGCCGTAGCAGCGACGGGGACCATTACGGTCACTACGCCGCCGACCGATGCGGGCGTCATCTCGCTCTATATCGGCGGCGAGCTCGTGGCAGTGCCTGTCGCGCCGACCGATACCGTGAACGACATTGCCAACGCGATCACCGACGCAATCAGTGCCGAGGACGATCTGCCGGTGACCGCCGTTGCGGGGACGGCGCCGGCCGGGACCGTGACGCTCACGTGCCGCTTCCTCGGCGTCAACGGTAACGACATTTCCGTGATGCTTAACTACTACGGCACGATCGGGGGCGAGCGGACGCCGCCGGGTCTTGTCATGACGCTGCCGGCGACCGGCATGCTGAGCGGCGGCACGGGCGTGCCGAACTTCGCCAACGCCATCAGCAATCTCGGCGAGAAGATTTACGAATACGTCGCGCTCCCGTACACGGATTCGGCATCGCTGATGGCGTGGGAAAACGAATACGGGTTCGAGGATACGGGCCGCTGGGGCTGGATGCGTCAGCTTTACGGGCACATCTTTTCGGCCAAGCGCGACACCTATCCGAACCTCATCACGTGGGGCAACACACGCAACAACGGCGTGACATCGGTCATGGCGATCGAGCCGGCGAGCCCGAGCCCGATTTACGAGTGGGCCGCGGCCTATACGTCCAAGGCGCAGCGCGCGCTCGTGAACGATCCGGCGAGGCCGCTGCAGACCTTGACGCTCAATCAGATCAAGCTTGCGCCGATCGACCTCGCCGGTTCGCGCTTCAACGCGGTCGAATGGCAGGGCCTCGCCGAGAACGGCCTCGCGACGCAGAAGCCGGGCAGTGACAATCAACCGATGATTTCCCGAGAGACGACGACCTATCAATTGAACCTCTACGGGAACCCGGACACGGCGTATGAGCTCGTGACCACGCTTGCGACGCTGGCGCGCCTGATCAGAAACCAGAAGCAGGCAATCACCAACAAATTCCCGCGGTGCAAGCTTGCCGACGACGGCACGCGCTTCGGACCCGGCCAGGTCATCGTAACGCCGTCGGTCATCAAGGCCGAGCTCATTTCCGAATACACGATGGACGCCTATAACGGGCTCGTCGAAAACACTTCGGACTTTGTCGCCAATCTTCTGGTCGAGCGCGATACCATCGATCCGAACCGGATCAACGTGCTGTACCCGCCCGACCTGATCAATCAGCTTCGGGTGTTCGCGGTGCTCGCGCAATTCAGGTTGCAATATAACAACCTGATCGATCCGACCATCGGCGCCAATATCGGTCAGACCGGCGTCTTCAATCCGGCGCTGCCCGCGTTCTAATTCCTCGTAAAATCGGAGAACTGATATGGCACAGCGCATAGCTGGCATTGCCCAGCTACAGGTTGACGGCGTCATCATGAATTTGCGCGGCAATTTCACGGTGAGCCCGTCGAGCGTCGAGCGCACGATGCTGGCGGGCCAAGACGGCGTTCACGGCTACCAAGAGCTCCCGCGCATTCCCTACATCGAGGGCGATTGCAGCACGGTGCAAGGGTTCTATGTCAAGAGCCTGCTCACGCAGACTAACGTGACCGTGATTGCGACACTTGCAAACGACATGGTCTACAAGCTCACGGGCGGCATGTGCAAGGACGCGATCGAGATCAACACGCGCGACGGCCAATTCCGGGTGCGATGGGAAGGGCTGTCATGCGACGAGTATGTAGGCGCGCCGCTGCCGTCACCCGGGACCTAAGGAGGCGTCATGAACGAACAAATCCGCGAGGGCTTCGTTAACGCGACGCCGCTCCCGCGTGAAGAACCGCCGAAGCCTCCGCCGCCGCCGCCAGCGCCGGCCGAAGAACCGGACTTTGGCAAGGAGAGCTGGCCCGTTACGGTAAGGCTGCGCCGTCCGATCGTCGGCATGAAAAAGGACGAGTTGCTTCACGAGCTCGTCTTTCGTGAGCCGACCGGGCGCGATATCAACACGTGCGGCAACCCGGTGCGCATCGACTCGAACGGCGAGATACAGGTCGATGAAAAAAAGATGACACAAATGATGGGCCAATTATCGGGCGTGCTTCCGCCATTGCTCGCTGGCATGCATCCAATCGATTGGAATTCTTGTTACTACCGGCTTCGCCCCTTTTTTCTTCCCGATCCTCGGTCGTGGTAGGGATCGACGAGGATCTCGTTCTCGATTGTTACCGGCTCGCCGACTTTTATCACGTCAATCCTGAAATATTTCTCGATATGCCGTTCGGGCAGGTCGTTATGCACCTGCGCAATACTATTCGCTTGGCCGAAATCAAGGCCGAAGAGGCAAGGCGCGACTGATGCCTACCGAACAAGAACTCCAACTGATCGTCAAGCTGACGGACCAGGCCACGCCGGGCCTGCGTGCGCTCAAGCAGGAGATTGCGAACCTTGGGCAGGGCGGCGACTTCGCCAAGCTGAACGAGGTCGTCAATCATATCGCCGCGCAGCACGGCAAGATGGGTGAGCACGCGAAGGGGCTCACCACGGAGATCAACGCCGCGGTGCGCGAGCTCGGGAAGTTCGCGTCGGGCATCACCGGCTTGCCGCTCGGCGAGTTTGGCCGCAGCGTCAGCGAGATGACCGGTGGCATCGGCGGCTTCGCCACCGGCCTGGCGGCGCTGCCCGGTGTCTTGCTCGAAGTAGTCGAGGCGATCAACAGCTTCGCCGAGCGAACGACCCATATCAATACAATGGCCGGATCGGTCGGGTTACTCGCTGGTCAATTCAAAGTATTGAGCGACCAGGTTCACGAGGCCGGATTCAGCATTGAACGGTCGCAACAGCTAGTTGCTAGTTTCACGCGAACGGTCGGCCAACTGACGCGGCCAGGGTCCCCGGAATTGATGCGCCTTATGGGCATCAGCGCGCGCCCGCAGGAATGGCGGGGCGAGGCCTTCACGCTGCAACGGATGCAGCAAGCTGGCCAGGGCGGCGCTGCGATGGAGCGCCTGATCAAGGACCTCGCGCGCGAGGAAACACGCCAGCGAGGCTTGGGATACAACGCGCAAACCGCGGCCGAGAACGTCAACAGGCTCGCCGGGGCATTCGGCCTCGATCCAGAGTGGCGGCGGCTGCGCGAAAAGCATATCCGCGAGGCCACCGAAGAGGAGATCAAGGCACAGGAGGGCAAGACCGAAGCGGCCGAACAGGCCGAGGATTCGTTCGCGCGCGCTGGCAAGGCATTTCAGGATTCCATGGATCAGGCGTTGAAAATCATAACGCCAGAGTTTGCTGCGCTCGCCGATTTGTTCGCCAAGTTTGTCAAGGACGATCCGTTAGCCGCGGTCGGGACCGCGGCGCTGGGGCTTGTTGCAGCGTTCGGGACCGCTGCCGTTGGTCTTCGCGCGGCCGGTTGGGCGCTCGGCCTTGGCGGCGGAAAGCCTCCGGTAGTGCCATTGCCCGCGGGCGCAGGCGGCCTCGGTGCCCTCGGGTGGCTCGGCCTCGCCGGTGTTACCCTTGGCTCTTATGCTCTCGAAAAGAATATCGGCGAACCGAAAACAGAGGAACTCCTAAAGGAATACGACAAAGCGCATCCCGGCAGAAAGCCGGAAGAAATGCCCGGACTCACAGAGGAGCAAAGGAAAAATCTCGGGACGTTTTTCTTCGGCAAGGGGAGGCTCGGTTACACGCCAGAGGGCACGCATCCGGCCGATACGCCGCCCTCGACCGCAGCGCCGGACGTTTCCTCGCCGCGGCTCTCGCCCCCCCTCGGCGGAACGCCGATGCCGGAAGGCGCGCATCCTGGTGTCCACTTGCTCGACGCAGTGCCCGAAGCGGCTATCCCCGCGCCCACAATCCCGACAACGCCGGCATTCAAGACGCCCGGGCAAATGCAGCGCGAACAATTTCAGCGCGGCCGCGCCGTTCGTCTTGCCGGCGGCGACTGGGATACGTCTCATTACGGCGCGTGGGCCGACATGATGGGCGGTCCGATGTCGACCAATATTGAGGACCGGCGCGGCGAGGTCGAGGATCACGGTAAGCTCATGTTCGAGAACACGGCCGAGCTCAAGCGCCTCAATGACTGGCTCCGAGGCCTCACCGGTGGACCAGGCCGCGGCACGCTTCCGAAGGGCGCCTATGGGCTCGCCGGCGGGGGCGACATCGACAGCGCCATCGGCGGCGGCGCTGCCCTGAGCTCGCTATCGGACCTGGGGAGCCTATTGAGCGGCAGGGAAGGCGGACTGAATGCGATCGGCCGCGGCGGGGCTGGCGGGTTCGGCGGGGGAGGGTTCTTTGGCGGCGGCGGCTCGGCAGGCGGCGGCGGGGCAACCGGTACCTGGGGCGGCGCCGACGCGGCGGGCGGCGGCAGCGCCCTCTATGGGCGCCTGGCTGAGGTCCGGAAGGGCTTCGGGGACGAGCTCAAAAATCCCGAGGTCGCGCGGCTGCTCATGGCCTCGACCGCGGCCGAGGTCGGTGGTCAGGGCGCGCAGGCCGAGCAGGCCTACGTTGAGAGTGTGATGAACCGTGCGGCGGCCTCGGGACAGTCGCTCAAGGACGTGCTCAACGATCCGAAATATTACCCGGCGACGACGATCAACAAGCTCGGCCGGACCTTCGGGGCTGGCGAGCAAGCGCGCTATCAGGGCCTCTTTAGCCAGGTGCTCGGCGGCTCGAACATTTCCGACCTCGCGACGGGGAATGAATCAGGTTCAGTGCGCTCGGGGGGCGCCCAGATCACATTCAACCCGAGGACCGGCGAGCGCTTCGTTGCGGAGAACGCATGGACCGCCTGGCGCAACAAAGAGCTAGGCCAGCTTGGCTCTCCACTGTCGGGTGGCCCTGGCGCGGCAAACATACCGGCCGCGAGCAAGGGCGATCTCGGCTGGCTCCAGGCCCGTGGCGGCCACTCGACCGGCCAAGCGCCTGCATTCAACGCCGATCTGGCGACGAGGCTGCGGGCGGCTGGCGAGGCTTATGAGAGCTCGACGGGACGCAAGGCGGTCTTCGGCGAGATGTCCCGCGATTACGCCACGCAAGCCGAATACTACCGCCGCTATCTCGCCGGGACGGGCGGCATTGCCGCGCCGCCAGGCCGCTCGCGGCACGAGGGCGGCCGGGCGGTCGATATTCCGAGCGGTGCGTTTTTGGAGTGGATGCATACCCATGGCGCCGAGTACGGAATCAACTTCCCGGTGCGCGGCGATCCGGTCCATGCGCAGCTTATCAACGATCCGGTGATGGGGACGCAGGGCGCCGGACGCGCGGCGCTCAATCGCAGTGCGCTCACTCACCCAGTGACTCACCGCGTCGAGGGCTCGGCCTCGATCGACGTCAATGTGGCGGCGCCGCCTGGGACGCGCGTCGCGGCAAGCTCGGCGGGCATGTTCAAGCCAGTGCAGATGAACCGGCAAACGCAAATGGCGTTTGCTGACGGCGGTCCGCACGTGCCTGCAGGTTCGCAATTCGGGGTCGCCTCGTGACCACGATCCGCGATGTTCACAATCCATGGCGCGATGCGCTCTTGCCGGCGATGTTCGACGGCTGCCCGTTCTTCGTCGAGGCCGGATCGCAGAGCGGCGGCCGGCGCATCGTGACCCACCAATTCCCGAAACGGGACCTTCCCTATTCCGAGGACATGGGCCGGCGTGCCACCGAGTT